ACACTTGCATAAACAATCTTCTACAGCGTTTTAACAGTATTGTGTTGATTAAATACGTACCCTCAGAAATTGCTTTAAAATATTTTTCACTATTGCGTGTGTCTGTTTCATTTTCAGAGAGTGTCCTGATTGTGTTTCCTACACGGTTACTGTTATTTTTCCCTGATGAGTTACTTATTGTGTTTGTTGTGTTGTTTGTGGTCGCTTCACCTCTATCCATTTCAGATGCATAGTCATTTGTACTAATTGTGACCTGTGGGTTGTCTGAATGAATAGACTGCGAGTTTTGTTTCTGATTTGCAGTATCTGTAGATACTGCATCTTGCTTCACATCTGTGTTACTTGTCTCTGTGTCGTTTATGTTTTCATTGTGTTTCACCACCCTTTCTCCCGCAACGTTAGGCATACCACCAAGCAATCTATATTTTTGACTCATTTCTTCCATGCTTTCACACATCAAACCTTTAAAAAATTGTTTGTGCATGCCTAACGTTTCTTGTCCTATTTCATTATTCAAATACCTTGTTAAGTATGCGCTCATAAACTCAGATTTTCCATCACCTGTGTTGTTATACCAAGGAAATGAGAAGTCGAAAAAAGCGTTTACACCTTGCTCAACCAGTTCATCCGGTGATAGGCTCTCCGAGTTTGGTACAATGTTTTGAAGTATATTATATATAGTTGTGGTATACTTACTCAATAACATCACCCTTTCTGTCAATGTTTGGCATAAACTGTGTTGGTGCGTTCAGTGGTGTTGGTAGGTTCGATCTAAATTCCACTTTCGCTTCCCAACCGAACAATTTATTGCAAGCGTCAATTGCACGTTCTCTTAGTGCTAGAGCTATATTTCGATTACCCTCTGTGTGACCGTTGTTCCCGGCAACTTCATCAGATATCAGTCTTTCTCTTTTTTCTGATGGGTTCGATTCATAGCCAAGATCAGTTAGTACACGCGCCCACAATACGGTGAGTTCATCTTCCAACTTGTCAATAACATAAGGCGCACCTAATGTGACAGCTTGTAAATTCTTAATATTAATTGAGTCGCTAATTTTAATCACAGGGACATAGTTGGAGTATTCTTCACCAAGTATTTGATAACTCAATTTCTCGTCATCTGAGGATACAATCGCAACAGGTGTACGTTGACTAAACATATTAATGTCACGCGTACGCCACACATTCGCCATAGTTTTTGCGTACAGACAAGCCGTATAATAATATGGAAATGCGGTCGCTGAATCCCACATGATAACGGAGTTCTCTTTTCCGTATTCTTTCATGTAGCCATTGTTAGCATACGCCCATCTATCCTCAGGTACGTTGTATATATCATACATGCCGGAAAGGTTCACTTTCATGAACGCGAAAGCATCTACAACATCGTCATGAATGAATGACCCTAAACCATGAAAAAACATGACTCGTTCAATAAAGAATGGCTCAATTGATTCAGGTAATCCTGTGTATTTGAACCGATTAATGAACAAGTTCATGATACTGTTAAAAAAGTAGAATTCAGTGATGTCTCGCTCGTTACACGGTTGATTTATGTTCTTTTCGTATACCCGGTAAGGGTTTTTCACTGTACCCATAATATCACCTCTTTTCTAATTGTTTGGCAGTGAATAGTTTCCGATATCATCTGTATGCCACATTGTAACACCACGGTTGAAAATAGATCTAATCTGTTGTAACTGCGCTAAGTCAACCGCACCTGTGAAACCACACCCGGCTGTTTTTACGTAATTCCATGTTGATCGAGTGTGTATGTTTGGCATTGCGACTCTATTGATTGGATACCCGTAGACATCAAAGAACGAGTCAATCACACGTGCAAATTCTTCCTGACACGACATAACGTAGAAAGTGAATCCCGTTAGAGCACAAGCAACATTGACATTTTCAGAAAGTGCTTTCCCGTGAACGGAAGCCGGAACAACAGATTTGTCTCTTAGCTGTGCCAATAACGACATAGTGCCCTGGATTGCACTGACTGAGGATGATGTGGCTTGCATCCCACCTAACACAGCACTTGCTCCACCTGTAGCTACAGCTGTCACAGCACCAACAGGTGCTTGCAACGAGTCAGCTACAATAGATGTAGCTTGAACAGCCAGTGCGCCCTTATTCTGAGCAACCCAAGCTTTGAACGTGTCAGACTGGAAAGCGCATTGTGGAAACCCTGATATCACTAATGACTCAGAAAATAAACGGTTCACACCTTTATAGTTTGATGGAGACACTAACACCTGTGGTAAGGTACACATTGCACCAACTATCTCAAAGTCAATACTGTGATCGGCATTGTTCGATAATTCAAACTTATAGATATTTGCCTGACCCTCGTTATTATCCACCATAGCGTAACAAAATGGGTAGCTATATAACTTGTTGTTGCGTGGAATATAACCACCGAAAATATCACCTTTGTTTAACGGTAACTTGAACTCTGCCCGGTTTGAGTCATCGCCCTTTATCGCGTTAATGCATATTTGAGGAGCCATGAATATAGCCATAATATCGTCAACAATACCCTCTTCCGTGTATTGTTTGATTAGGTTGTTTACGGTTTCCACGTCTTTGACACTGTAATGACCCAACGATCCTGTTCGATATATTCCGTTAACTACTGAACCGTCAAAAGGTTCACCTGTTGTCCCCTCTGAAACATAGACACATATGTCCATATTGTACAACGGATATAGATAGGAATTTGCCACCACCGACTCTCCTGTTTCAAGATTTACGGGGATCTGATTTGCCCCTATTCTGTCCTGACTTTTTGGAATGTGATGATATTCAATGAAGCAAGGTTTCACATTCAGCTTGTACCAGTTGCACTGGAACACATCCAACTCAAATATGATTCTTGTTGTACGCTCTGATCTCCACTCTATAGATGTAATGAAACAGAATACCCATTCATCATGTAACCCATAGTTGTTGAACGCTAAATAGTTAAGATCAAGCGCAGACATTTCAGTGAATGGAACTTTCACGTCAAGTGACCCAACTCTGATTGGTGACATTTCATCCAATCCACTGGAGAGATTAACCCTCCAGTTCTCAAGATGATTTAGCAAGTCCTGTGTTGAGTTGTATAATCTAACATGGTTATAGGAATTATCCCACGGAACACCTCTATACAGTCTTAATTGTGTTTGTGGTGCACGTGGCACAACATTCGCCTGCGTAGGCATTGGAATCATGATTATTCACCTCCAGTAAAAGTTTTTCCAACTTCCGATCTTTTAGTGATCCCATTTTTGTCAGTTAAAACAACGTCAAGTTCAGTACTGTCACCCACTGATTCTGCAACATTTTCGATAGATAATGTTACATTGTCTTCTGATTGATCCACTATAGTGACTGTGTACTTGTCTGTATAAGGTGTTCCGCCTGTGTAAGACTCAAACGGCAAAGCAACGTTGCCCTTATTCAACATTACTTTTATAGTTGTATTCACTATCGTGTTTGGCATCGCCTCTACATACAACTTAATACTAGAGATGTCATCCGTAACAGTAAACGCTTGGTTATTCAAATAATACATTACTGAACCTGAGATGTTTGTAGTTTTTATAACAACCCTGATTGAATTTACACCACCTGAAATGTAGTAATTTCCGGGTACAACAGGCACACTATATATTAGATCAGTTGGCCGAGAATACTCGTTTCCGGTTTCCCCTATTGCTGTAACCACATTGTCTTTACACGACCAAGTCACACCGCCTACAGTGACGCTGTTTTTGTTCGGTAAATTTGCAAGTTGCGCCCCGGTGCTATCATGAATAGCCAGTTTAGCGTCACTAATGAAGTTATCGTCTAGTACCATAAGATCACTCGCTGCACCTCTTGTGTATTCTACAGTTTGTTCACTTGTTTCGTTTTGCGGGATTGTTGTCACATCTAAATTTTTCCACTTAACACCTGTTAATACTAACCCGCTTTCGTAAAATTTACAGTTGTTTTTATGGTTTCATCCGGTCTGTAAACAATCTCAACAACAAGTTTTGTTGCTGTTTCATCCGAGCCGACATACAACTGATCTGTTCCCGGTAGAATGTATGTGTCTTTTGACGTTGCACCGGATACACTGTAGGTAAGAAGTTTCTGATGGTATGCACCTGTTCCACCTGTCACGGTTGCCTGAATATCGGTCACTGTACCCGGTGTGTATGATCCACCTTTCGCGGAAATAGTTAACGACTCTGTAGCTACCTGATCTGTGGTGAACACTCTGATCGGGTAGAACGGTGACGCACTAATCATTTCCACCATAGTGTAGAAATAATTCCACGACAACACGTTCGCAAGTCTCTGGTCGCTCATTTCACGGAACTGATCTCTTACATTGAAAAATCTAATATCCATCAATACACCCTGAATCGCTGAGTTCGCGAACTTGTCAACAATTACGGTTCTAACATCCACCTGTGTCTTGTCAAGATGGAACGCATAAGCCAGTGCGTCAACACTAATCTGAGCGTTAACTTTCGGTGTTGTAATGAAGATGAGATTGTACGGTTCAGATGTAGAAGTCGCACCCGCGATGTTATTCGCCGGGTTAGGGAATTTAAATTCATCTACCGCAGATTTCACCTCTGCAAGCATTCTCTTAGCAGACGCTTCATCCACAACAGCCGGAACAGTGACAGCCGGTAAAATCTGTTGTGTATATCCGGTGTCAATCATGCCTTTCATAGCGTTGTATTCATCCCAGTTCGCGCCGGACACGGCTGACTGCATTTTCATCCCCATCATGTCGCGGATTCCGTATTCTGACAAAAATGCTGACCGCAAGTTATCGTATGTTACTGTAACTGGGTACTGCATATTTAGATTGACCTTGTGGAACACGGTCATAATATACGACTGATACTGCTGAAATGCAGACTCGTAGGATTCACGTGGATCGTACAATTTCCCTTTGCACATATTCACAAACGTCTCCTCGTGCGTCATACCATAACGCATAGGGTCTTTTTTGTACATAGCAAGGGGATTTCTCCAAGCTGTTGAGTCCACAGTCTGTAGGCCGATTCTCTCAAGTAGAGATGGAATAATCTGATTTTTACCCTGTGAATAACTCATCATTGTTGTGAAAATCTCAGACAGATTAGTAAGAGTTGCCTCGGGTATTCTGTTTTCAAGTTCATACTCTGACCTCATTGCATTTAAAATTGCTGTGTTAGTTGCTTTTGTTGCCATGTTTGATCTCTCCTTTCTCTGTGATGTTTCACGTGAAACATCTATCATCAATTACTCTGTTTCTGCTGAAAAGTCCAAGTCATCCAATCTAGTTACCGGTTCAGGCGTGATTGGTTCTTCGATCGGTTTTTCCAATGCTCCACTATTCTGTGTCATGATTTCCTCTTTGAACCGTGTTTTATACTTTTCAGCAAGATCATTATATTTTGCTTTCCAACTGGTTTCATCCTCTGTTGGTGTTCTTAACACTGTGAGAGCTTCGTCAAACTGCTCTACATCGTCAAGTGCATCAACAATCATTGTTAAAGCTTCTTCTCTTGTCATACTCTATTAGCTCCTTTCCATATTGGCATACTGTATAACCACAATTTTGATTTCTTTTTCTTTTTCGGGTGTGGGTTGTTTGGGTTAAAATTTTTTAAATATTCATACCACTTTCTTGCGTCTTTTCGCCGTTCTTCCTCAACCTCGACTCCGGCACGTTCGAAATTTTTTAGGAACGCACTCGCAAGATACTCAGGTTCATCTGTAGCTTTTTTAAATTCCAACCAAGACATTTTATATTGTGGGGTTGGAATCCACTGACCGGATGGGTCAGTCTGCGTATCTAGCCACAAACACTGCCCGTCACCGTCATCAATTTCGAACCCCTGACTTTTCGCCCAGTTTGTATAGTTTGTTGCGGGTGTCCACTGAGCGAGTCCGAAACCTAGACTATAATTTCCCTGATCTAAGTTTTGCCACAATCCCGGGTTGATATTGGATTCTCGCTCAAAGTTGCCAAGCATACCCGCAACAGCGTTTAAAGTAAAACCATAACCCCACATGATAGAATAAAATACATAAGCATTGTTCTGCATTTCTTCCTCTGTGAGATAGTTATTTTTTGCAATCCATTTAAGTTTTGTGGCTTTTCCTAATCTATAGAGGTCGGTGTAGTAATCAACCCCGGTCAAAAAGTTATTTATGGAAACCTGTTGCGCAAGCGGAACATTCGCTGTGTGTGCACCCATTGTAATACCACCACTGTCCGCGGGTTCATAACACATTTCTGTATGTTGACGTGTTGCGTTGCGAACAACTAGAATGTCACCCGCTTGCCACGGAACAGCATCTGTTTTGTAATGTTGTGCACCAAGGTCTAGCAAATACTGACCCATGGTGGCTGTTGTGAACCAAGGATTTTCTTGAAAATACCCGGCTTGCGTTAATGCCTGTGATATTAATGAAGAGCAATCATAATACGTGATCCCGTTTACATTCTGTCCACGCCGATATTTTTGAGAATACCCAATGTTGGGTGCATTACACGCGTTAATCATCCATGTGTATGCTGTGTTAATAGATGGCATATCACCACAACCTTATACTTTGACCCGGATAGATCAGATTCGGATTCTTGATTCCATTCAGGTTAGCGAGCGTCTGATAACTCGTATTATACCGTGATGCAATGTCAGACAATGTATCACCTGACCGCACTGTGTAATACTGTGAAACATTTGATGATTGTGAACTTGACGCAACTGTAAGTACCTGACCCGGAAAAATAGTGTAGGGCGAATGAATACCGTTTCTATTTGCGATATCAATCCACGAAACACCAAGTCTTTTTCCAATGGAAGTTAGACAGTCACCGCTTTTTACTGTGTACGTTGTGACACTTTCCGTGTTCGTGTTTGATGAATACGCACCGGAAATTGTGAGAACCTGTCCCGGGTAAATCAAGTTCGGGTTCGCGATACCGTTCAGTTCAGCAAGATATTTGTACGTTGTGTTGTATCGTTGTGCAATCCGTGACAACGTATCACCTGACTGTACAGTGTAATACACAACACGATCTTCTGCTTTGTGGTTTGGCTCAGATGGCTTATAGTTATCTGACGCAACATAACCCGCTAATTTATCCCAATCTGCGCTATCGCCGTAAAAAATATCTAAATCTAAATTTTCCGACCATCCACGCAAGCGACCTGATGATGTGTATTGATATAATACTGTGTTGTCGTAAAACTCACCAAGTGAACCACGTAACGGCGGGTTGTCTACGAAACCATAAATCGTGTTATACCCCGAATAATAACCCGCGTTCCATAAGGAATAATGCTCTGACACCGAGCTCCAGTCGTATCTATGTATTACGCTGTTTGACATATAGATCACAGGTTTCACACCTGTCATGTTATAGACAGCATCTAGCCAGTCTTTCGCCCAACCGACACCCTGATCGACCGCGGATGATTCATAATCCAAGACTAACACAGATTGCCCAATATACCCGGAAATATGATCCACGAAATATTTTGCCTGTGCAATCGCGTCACCTTTTCTAGCGAAATGATATACACCAGTCTTTTTTCCGCTTTCTTTTGCGTCATGATACACTCTGTCACAATCCGGGTTAACATAACCTACACCCTCTGTCGCTTTTGCGATCACAAACTCAACATCTTGCATCTGTGTTACGTCAATACCGCGTTGCCAGTTGGAAACATCAATTCCATTCATATTGGCACTAGCTGTAACTGGTAGTGAAACAACAAGCATAAAAGAGAGGAATAATGCGATCAGATCCTTACTTTTTTTCATTCACATTCACCTCACTGTCTAGCTTGTCGCATAGCTTCTGTAATACAACAGTGTTGTTGTTTAGTGCATCCGCCATTGTTTTCATTTCTTCTGTGTGTGATTGTGACAGCTGTTTAAGCTGTTCAGAATCCTTGTCACGTGTGTATTTCTGATAATACATTAACACACCACAACACACAATCGGAAAACCAACCGTAGCAACGGCGTTAATCACTGTGTTAATAGTTTCCATGTTTTTCACTCCTTTCTATGTAATGTTTCACGTGAAACATGAATCAAGATGTTTCACGTGAAACACAAGACGTAAAGTTTCACGTGAAACATGAATCAAGAGGAACGTTTAAACAATTAAGCAATCACTTAATCGTTAATCACATTATAGCAAAACAAAATAGCGATGTCAACAGTAAATTTGTCGAAATCGCTATTTGTGTGCCCGTAACCTATAAGATAAATCAAAGGGTGCGTTACTCCACCCGCCCCGGTTGACTACTTGCCCATTAACGCGTCCGGGCGCGGTCAGTGATTCTACTCAAATAGGGGAGCAATATTATAATACCACAATTTATTACCTATGTCAACCTATAAAAAAGATAGCATATCGAACATCATATTTTTGCAAGCGAGGTTTTGGAAACGCATGAAACCACGGTGAAAATAATTCCGTAACGCTATAATAATGTAGTTACTGCTGTTAACCATCACAGCGCGATCGTCAACAACGTCTGTGTAGTTGAAACAGACCCGGCGTGGGTATGTTTCGTCTGCCCCCTCTGACACGTAAATGTAACCGCAACTGTTGTATCTTCTGACATTGTACCACATTCCATTGTAGCGTATCGAAAGCATATACTCAGACGAGCCACTAGGCCTAGCTATTAAAGCGTCATTATCATTCAAATAGACGTTCTGTGCTGCGTGCGAAAAGTATTTTGACTCAGAGAACGCACGGTTAAAAGCTGAACTCTCAAAAGCTTTACTGGCGCTCTCGTTATATGTTCGCTCGTATACCCAACCGTCACCACGTAATATTTTTGTATCACGTTTTAGCATTTTATTGATGCCTAGCGCTTGATAATATGGATTGAGTATTGATACGGTGTTACTTGCCATATATAGCGGAACACGCCGTGTCTGCTCTCCGTCACCTCGTGCGATAGAAGTGTGTATAGACATCAACTTATCTATTTCGTTTGGTAGATAATTGTCAGACTCGTCTTGGTATTCGTCAAAAAATCC